ATGTGGATTCAAATCAAAGTATGCAGCTCAATTGATGGTGTATCACACAGACGGCAATTTAAACAACAATGAACTGAGAAATTTAAAAACCATATGTTTAAACTGCACTATAGAAGTTGTCAAAGCTGATTTGATTTGGAAAGCTGGGGATCTTGAACCAGATCGTTGACTTGTGTAAACAAATCATCTAGGCTAGAGTTATTGTCAATGACGGCATCAAATTTGGTTCCTACCCAACTGTATTCGCTGGCATGAACTTTGCTTTGTTCCAACCGACGTTTACTCAATGCCCAGTCTATGTTTCCAATGGATCCACGATTGGCACTAACTGCAGCATTATACCACTCAGGTTCTGGACCTCGCACCACACGCACCACAATTCCACCGGAATCTCGGATACTTTGAATTTCATTGGGAAATCTACAATCACTGATCACAATGTCATCTTGACTGTTTCGTAGTTTATTCTCTAAGGCAGCAATCCAGATATCGTCGTGAAAGGCTCGACGACAAACTTCTGTGCCCCAGTATTGTAAAATGTATCGTGGAGTAAGATCGGGCATGTCTAAACGTTCTGCCCACCATGGATCTACTTGTTCACGCCACTCACGACTTTGTCGGGTTCTACCCTCTAGCATGGCTCGATCCCAACCAAACACAGCACTGACTGCATCTTTCAAACTATTGGCAAAACTTTCACGTCTGAATTGATGTATGTTTACAAGATAGTCAGCAATGGTATCCTTGCCTGAGCCAATAAATCCACAAATTCCAATAATCATAATTTTTTATATCCAAAAACTTCAATGCATTCTTGTTGAATCCACTCAGGCAACTGATCAAAATCGCTTTCTATTTTACAGTTTGGCCAAGCAGGATCTTTTATATTGTTATACCAACCTACAAATAATTCATCTTTGGTTGCAGGAGGTGTCTCGTTGCAATCATGATCTAGCGATAGGTACGGTAGCTTGTAATTAGATGTATCTGCAAATTTTACTACTTCCTCAATATCACAATCCAACGCATGATACAAGATAAGTTGCTGTAATTTTTCTGTATGTTTCTGTGCCAATGAGATCATTAACTGATAGTTGTGCTCAATATCTTGTGCAATACTATCGGTGTATTGATGTATATTGTCTACCCAATACTGGGCATTTGTAACGATAGCATCTAATTTTTGTTCGGTATTTTCAATGTCATCGTATTGGATTGGAAGGTAATTTTCAAATGTTTTAAATCCCATGGTTTGTAATCTAGCCAATGCCTTGTCAGGACCAGCCATTAAAAACGGGCGTCGATTTATAATTGTTAACCATGTTTTTTCAGTCAACCACGGCGAAGTTGATCCAAACAATGTTTCGCTGATTATTTGAAACAGACTGTTTTGATACAATTCAAGTTTATAAGGTATTCCTCCGTAATGGAATCTTCTGTCATCTGTGACGATTTCAATTTGATCTGGATTATTTTCATATGCCAACACAAATCTATGAAACTCCAACTCTGACAATTCATAAACCAATTGGCGACTGCGATGATAATGGTATTGGTCCATAAAAAAAGACCAAGTGGCATGATCCAAGAGATTTTGTTGTTGAAGTTTATACAACAATCTAATTCTGTGGAGTTTTTGTGGTTTTCCAGTCAAAAACAAAAATTTATTATTTTTATCACAATTCCAGTGTGTGGCAATTGCAGATTCTTTTTTAATCAATAGTCGTTGATATACCAGCAATAGAAAAAAATTAATGTATACTGTGTCATCTATCAGCGACTTATCAATGAACTGTGTTTTGTCTTGATACCAGTCGTCAATCACTAACAAAATTTTTATTGCAGGATTTTTTTCTCTAATTGAAGAAATAAGATTAATAAATTTATCTTTCCACTCTTCAACAGGATAGCACCCTTCCCACAACATGGTCAATATCAAACATGACTGATTGTGAGTTGAAAGCAGGTCTGAAGTTTCTTTTACTATAGTGGGGATCACCACTGGATTATCTAAATAGATCGCTTCAATTTGATATGCAATGTGTTTTTTAGCTATCATGATAGTTCCAGTATGTTAAAGTGTTGCAGAGTTTTCTGTAATAGATCAATCTGTCTGCGACAATCTTCCAGGGCATGATGGCTAGTAGGAGGTTTAGGCAAGCCTGGCCATAAACTGAACACAGTTCTTGAATCACGCACTGAATAGAACTGCCAGGGTATGGGTTTGCCGTAGCTCTTGTATGCATGCTCCAGGATGTTCATATCATAGGTAGGACCTTGTGCCCATACCCTCTTGCTGTGCCAAATCAGCTTGCCCAGTTCATCCAAGGCTTGATCCAAAGGAATTCTACCTTGTTCATTGAACGCTTCTTCTCTAGCAGGGGCTGGTTGTGTGGCCCACCAATCAATGGTGCCTTGTTGTATGCTACGAGTTTCCTGACTTTCCAGTGTGACTCTAGCATAGTATTGTTGATCGTAGTAACCTGAGCCAAACGGATCAAACGCCTGAGCTGCAATAGTTAAGATAGTGGTATCCGGACCAGTTCCTAGTCCTTCTAAGTCAATCATTAAGTCTGCCATAGACTTATTGTAACATAGTTTTAATAAAAAATCTAGTGATTTTTAACCAATTACCCAAGTCAGAGGCTGAGAACCATCCACATAGTTTCGGAGATCCTGTATCAGCATTTCCATTAGAGCCTTGGCTTCGGCTTTCATAGCCGAACCGTTGAGAGTGCTGCCGCCCTGTGGTCCAGCAATGGTGCCAAATTTTTCACGTGCTTCGCCAATGATCATCTTGCAGTTGGCCACCATGAAGTCACGTATCCACTGTGATATTTGTGGATCGCTCAGCAAGTTAAATTCTGGTTTGTAATTGTAGGTCCAAAGCAACACTGATTCGCCTGTGCCCTTGGGATCACGAATCAACTGTAGTTTTTTGGTCACAGGGTTAAACGTATAGTTCATGTAAGCACCAAACATACGTCCTGCCAGTTCCACATACTGACTGTAAAAATCATAGGTAGCAAGTCCGCCAGCCACGTTGAAGTTCATCAAATACACATTCATACTGGCTTGGCTAAACGGATCAAAGTTTGATGCAAAGGGACCTGTGCTGTCACCAAAGGTTCTACGGAAAATCTGTCTCACTGTCTGCACTTCTTGTGCCAAGGTATACACATTGACATTGGTCACAAGTTCCATGAAAGTGTAACTTTCTTCATAGGCATTTTCAGCTCTTTGACGATAGGTACCAATGGTGGCGCGGTAGGCAGTTTCGTAGTGTTCAGCATCTAACTCAATATCAACTATGCCCCCGCCCAACTGATGCTGAACGTAAGTAAAAAGATTTTGTTTTAGTGTTTCTAACGATGTTTCTGATTGTATACCCATTGGAACTCCTGCTCCAATTATTTATGGTATTACCACACTCGAAGAATCACCAAATTTTCAGTGCCACGCCCGTTGAACGCAACTTCTGTGGCTCGTATATCTTTGTAGAATTTTCTAGCTGCTGGCTTGCCTACTGCACTGATACCTTTCAACTGCTCTGCTGGCTTGCGCAGAGTTTTTTGTTGTGTTTCCACTGTGCTGAATCCAATGATACTGTTGTTTTTTATGGTAAACGTTTTACTGTAATCATCTGCTACAACATGGATCAGTTTGCGTTTTTTGGTATCATACAACCAGGCTTCGGACTTGTCAATCAACTGACTGGCAGGCAAGCTCTTGAGTTTGAGTTCTGCAAACTCAGCCATGAATTTGAATTTGCTGGCTTGTTTCTCTGGGCTCACTGCTTTTTTGGCTCTGGGCTTGCGTTCAACTTTCTTGATCTGCACATAGGCACCACAGTCATTGATCACTGCTTCACAGAACTTGACCACATTACGCAATTGAATTTTGGTTAGATGGTTATAGCCTTCAGTCAACTGTGCATCTTTGCCCTTGGACACTTGCTCAAATTCATCCAGTCTGCGTTTCCAGATATCACTGAGTGTGCTGATCATTTGTGGTGCTACATTGAGACTTCGCATAAGCACAATGGGCTTGTAGTCTGCTGACATTTTTGCACCCGAAGCTAGGAAATCATCAAACAATCCGTCTAGCTCGCCGGCACACTCTGATACTTTTTCTCGCAGTCGATCTTGAATTGTGACCTTGGGCGTGTCGTCCACCACTGCTTCCACGATCTCTTGTTGTTTGGACTGCACACATTCTTTGAGCATGTTGTCCAGTTGAATTTGCTCGTGTTCTGTAAGTTCCAAACCAACCATGCTCATGCGACACAACCAGCCAGTGGTAAGACGAATAGCTGAGTCAGGAATGCCTCGAAGCAGTCGGACATCGTTTTTTCTGCCATGCAGTTCCAAGTAATTCACAATCATTTCTCTGGCATCTTTTTTGCCGTAGAAATAGTTATACCATGAAAACGCATTGCTGAGAGCACTAATACGTCCTTCCACTGGCTGAATTTTCCACGTAGGCTCTGTGCCCATTACATTGGTATCAGAACTTCGGGGATTCAAAAGTTTGATAGTTTGTTTTGTAGCGTTCATAGATGCTCCTTAAAAGGAAAAGTTTCTTACCCAGTCAAAGCGAGTGCTAGCAGGCACCCACTTGAAATTTCTTTTTTTGCGATCAGGCATGTCTACATCTGGAGTAACGCACACCCATCCACGGTGTTGTGAAAAAGCCACACGATCAGCGACCTTAACAACTTGGACAATTTTGCCGTTCATTTTAGCAACAGTTACAGTCATAGCAGCTCCTTTCTTCTAGTGTATATTATAGCAAAAAGGGTATTTGGAGTCAACCTGCCATCAAGCAAGCAAATACAAGGTGTTTTTCCAGGTGCTCTACAAGATCTGTAGCATTTAGTATTAGATTTTCATATCTGGTAGTTGTTTTACGCAGTCGTCTGCATTCTACACTTTCCCTACTGATGTCGTCAAATACTCGTAGTATGTTGTTGTGCATCTTTACCAAATCTTGTCTGACAGTTTTATTTTTTATATTGCCAATACGAGCTTTGGTATCACTTAAACGTTGTTCTAATTGCTCCATAATCGTAATTATACAAGGTTCTGAATTTTTGGTCAACAGGGTCCATAAATACAAGACTATGCCACGCCTAAGTCTATACCGTCCCAATCGAACCAACGATTACCAATTCTTCGACCGCACTATTTCAGAAATGTTCACAGTGGGTGGCCTTGACATTTATGTGCACAAATATCTGGGTCCCATTGTGGACAACAGTGAAAACCCTGGCAACAACGATGCTACCTTGCCTGTTTATACCAGTACCAATCCTTTGTTTATTGAAGATTTGTTGTTGTTGGAAAACAGGGATCGAGCCTACGACAACAATGTGTATGTGATGCGTGGTGTGTATAGAACACAAGACATTGACTTTGATCTAACACAATTTGGCCTGTTCTTGAACAACGATACTTTGTTTATCACATTCCATTACAACGACATGATTGACACATTTGAACGCAAACTGATGTCAGGTGATGTGATCGAAGTGCCCAACTTGATTGATTACTACCCGCTGAATTCTGCCATCCCCAGAGCTTTGCCCAAATACTATGTGATTCAAGATGCCAGTTATGCGTCCGAAGGATTCAGCCAAACATGGTTACCACACCTTTGGCGTGTCAAGGCCACACCCATGGCCAATGCACAAGAATTTCAGCAGATTGTGAATCAGCCCTTCATGCCAGAAAACATCTGGGATGACGGCAACTTTTATCCCAACAACAGTGTGGTCAACTCCGGTGACAACTACTACATGGCCAAACAAAATGTGCCGCCCGGCACGCCTATAACTGACACCACTTACTGGACTCCCATACCCAATCCCACCACAGTGGGCGATCAGATGAGCACCAGACCCAAAGATCTAGAACTCAATGATGCGTTGCTGACTCAAGCTGAATCAGATGTGCCACTCAGTGGTTATGATACCACACTGTTTTATGTGTTGCCTACTTATCCAGACGGGCAACCTGCCAGTTCAGGGTTGAACACTGATAATTCCAGTGCCTTGGTCAACGGACAACCAGGCGAAGGAGTAACTCCCACAGGGTTTGGTTACACTAATGGATACTTAACTGGCGACGATACCACACCCAATGGATTACCAGTGACCACTGGAGTGAGCTTTCCTCCACATCCTGCCAATGGTGCTTATGTGTTGAGACTGGACTATTATCCCAATAGGCTGTTTAGATACAACGGCAAAGCCTGGATTGCCATACAAGATGGCGTGAGAACCAATCTCACACTGGGACCCAATGATCCTGCAGCTCCACGTGACGGAAGTCAACAGGCCAGCTTCATCAACAATACATACACAGTGAGCACTTCTGACCTGGGCAACATTCCCAGTCGTCAAAGTCTCAGCGAAGCATTACGCCCATTGGCAGACAACGGCGATCAAGGTGGCAATTTGCCGCCCAACCCAAGACCACCCGGAAGGTAATACATGTATATCTATAAAATTACTAATTTAGTAAATGGTAAAGTTTATATTGGACAGACTATTCAGTCTAATCCTAAAATGAGGTGGTATGCACATTTAAATATGGTTAGAAAAAATAAAAAAAGTCATTTATATGATAGCATGCGCAAGCACGGAGTTGACAAGTTTACATGGGAAGTTATTGATCAAGCAATTACAATTGAAGAATTAAATAATCTTGAGACAGCATGGGCAAATAAGTTTCGTGAGCAAGGTTGCATATTATACAATAATAGAGAAACTGGCAACAACAAAACACACAGTCAAGAAAGTATTGAAAAAATGAAGCTTGTGCATAAATTGCGTCATGCTACCACTGCAGTTGGAGGGTGGAAAAGAATCGATGGCGGACCAATGAAGGGTAAAAAACATTCTGAAGAAACAAGAAAAAAAATGAGCAATGCAGCGTATCAACGGAGTACCGCATAATGGCTGTATCTTTCTTTTATGACGAACAGATACGAAGATTTTTGTTGCAGTTCGCAAGAATATTTTCCAACTTTCAAGTGGAATATGGCCGCAATGAAATGGGCAAAAATGACACATTGATTCGTGTGCCTGTGCGTTACGGTGATGCCAGTCGTCAGGCACAAACCATCATACAACAAAACTCAGCCAATGAACTGCCCAGCACTCCGTTGATGACTTTTTACATCACAGATTTCAAATACGATCGTCCCAGAATACAGGATCCTACATTTATAGGCACAATCAATGTGCGACAACGAACCTACGATTCCATGACTGATAGTTACGAGCAAACACAGGGCAACGCATTTACCATTGATAGACTGATGCCAGTGCCGTTTGAGGCCACAATTAATTTGGATATATGGACGTCAAACACCAATCAAAAAATGCAGTTGTTGGAACAGATCTTGGTGTTGTTTAATCCTGCACTAGAAATTCAAAGCACTGACAACTACATTGACTGGACCAGTTTGAGTGTGTTGTATCTTGACGATGTTAATTGGAGCAGTAGATCCATACCAGTGGGCACTGAAAATCCCATAGACATCTGCACATTGAGATTCAAACTGCCCATGTGGTTGAGTTCTCCTGCCAAAGTTAAAAAACTGGGCGTGGTTGAACGCATTATCATGAGTGTGTTTGATGCTGACGGCGATATCAACAATGCTGTGCTAGACAATGATTTGTTGTTGGGCACAAGATTACAAGTTACACCTTGGGCTTATCAAGTTTTACTATTAGGCGACGAGAGCAGTGGTCTTAAATTGCAAGCACTGGCACAAAATCAAACTGTGGATCAACCCAATACCAGTATCAATCCACCAGACTCTCCAGCTAGCAATTTGCTTTGGCATGACATTGTGAATCAATACGGAAACCTACGTCCTGGAATCAGTTATGTCACGCTGGAACAACCCGACGGAACAGATGTCATGGGCACAGTGACCTATGATCCCACTGACGATAGATTTTTGTTGTTTGATGTCAATGCTCAAACCAAACCAGCCAATACCTTGTCTCCGCTGACAGCAGTGATCAATCCGTTGTTGAGTGGGCCTGGTGCAGGATTGACTCCGGCCGCTGCAGGACAACGATACTTG